GTGTTCCAACAATCAACTTGTACTGTACTTGCTTTGAACATAACTCATTTGAACTCTTAAACACAAATGATGGTACGCGGTCTACGTTCTTTACAAACGCGTAATATCCACCCTCACCCAACCTTCCAGACACGTTATTCTTAAGATATGTTAACATCTTACCGTTTGACCATCCAGGCTGTAATAAGACTTTGTCATAGTCAAGTGATGCATCTACCTCAGTATTCTCCACCACTATACCCATATCCGCAGCCAAACCCTCTATTGAAGATCTGACATTACCCGGCAACGCGCGATAATGATCAGGCTTGATAATATCAGGTATGTCGAGGACCCCAACAACTTCATATGTTGCATCATCCGAGAACAGTCTCTGCTTAACTGTGGAATAGAACACGTTAATATTCCCCGGATCATACCTTGCTATGTCAATACGTATAGTGTTTGACGCCTTGTCGTACGGAACTAGATTGCCTAAGTTTCCAGTCGGATCACTTATTGCCAACCTAAACGATGGTAAAAGCCTATCAATGTCCTGAGTTATCGTAAGTTCTTTAATAGACCCTGGAGATACTGGTACATCAACCCCTCCAATATTCAGGTTCAAGTAATAGTTTCCCTGTAGCTCAATCATTACTGTTCTTTTCGTAGTCTATATCTTCGTTGGAAATTATATATATCCATCTTATGTGGCATATCAATAAGCATCCCCGGCTCTAACTCTACCAGAGGATTCTCTATATCATTAAACGCTAAAATAACCCACCAAAAACTGACAGTTCCATACGCTCTCCAGCTTATAAGATCCCGACGCATCATATCAGTTACTGATATACGATACGTCTGTATCGGGTACTCAAGATGCTTATCAATGTATGATAATGAATTATATAAAAAGTCAAGCTCGTCTATTCCAGCGTTTGTTACCAGTTTATAAAATCTAGTGCGATCCATTATTACTCACCTTGTGTAGTTCTTGGTGTATGTTTTTCATACGCCGTGTCAATGAAATTGGATGTTGCCATCTCATACGTCTGGAATGTAAAATTCACAATTCCTGATATACAATTACCGTTGCTGTCGTATTTGTTTTCGTGAATACTATCTACACGTGTGGCCACAACATTATGGAATGTCATCAACCGACCAATTTCAACCATGATCATATCACCACCACGAAGATAATCATTTGATACCCCCGTGTAATCTTTTTTTACTTCACTACCTAATAGACCTTTAAGCGTAAATGGCGTAGGACCTGGAGGAGACAACAATGGTAACATATCAAGGGTACCTCGCTCCCCCGATCTATTATTTCCACTGGCAGACTCCGCTGGGCACGCCATCTTCTGTAGTACACGCATAGCTGATACCACGTCATGCTCAGCATTATTAATTGCCTCAAACTTTAGCTTCAACGACAGTGTCATTGGCGTTGTAGTAGTCCATTTTCTCCTGGATGTTGCCTTCGTTATCAATGACTTACTTCCAGTAACAGCCTGTGTAATGTAGTCACCTTGGGAAATCTTACCAGGGTCAACAATATAGTCCCATTGTGACTCAACAGAAGTCGCTACATCTTCCTGAATAACCCCGACAACCGTGGCTTTGTATCTAAAGCTGCTGATACGCACCAGGTACTCCAGAGGGATGTCCCCCTGGTCTGGGATATAACCATAGGTTGCCCATGCGTCATGCTCTGCTGCACCCTCCGGCTTAAGCGATGTCTTCTGAGTACGCTTTCCAAAACTAACCGTATGTACTTCACGTGTATTTTTAATATCTTTTAAACTCATTATTCTACGCCCCCAATATACCCTGCGTCATATGAGTCTCTTGTGTTAATACGTGGTCTGTGTTGCTGACCTTGTAATTGAGACGGTATCTGATTAAACCGTTTATCAATACCCTTCAAAAAATCCTCATTACTCTTAGTGAACATATCCCGAAGCTCTTTCATAAGCACAGCGATGTCTTCCTCACTCGTACCCTTGGCAGCTTCAGTCTCTGCCCGCGTAGATAATGCCGTCTGTTGCTTCCTGGTTATTGCACCTATTTCTCCAGCACCCATTCTCTGGTAGTAGTCGTCTGATTCTGGCTGACGTTTTATCCCTTTGAATTGCGCTACACGTCTTCCAAGAAAAGTACTCATTAAATCATCATAGGCCCCACCGTAATCCTCTTTACGTCTTTGTGCCTTCTCATCTACTAACTGTGACTCACTCTTTCCAGTTCCTGATACGACAGCTCCTATACCCATACTGTGCATAATCTTAGAGTTACTCACCGCCAGAGCGTGTGCAGTCTTAACGGTATCTCGCGTCTTATCACGTTGAGTCTTCCAATCAAAAATTGATTTTCCAATTAATGCTACCTCTGCCAGTATAAGCGAAACCCCCCCAAGCTTAGCTCCAAACACTGCCAGGGCTCCAGCTTTACCTACCAGTCCGGATAAACCTACACCCAGACCAGATAGCTTACCACCGAGAGCATTTGTGCTCCCTCCAGTATTCTTCTGGATCTTCTTTGTTGACTCAAGCAATTCTTTGGTCCACTTCGCTGTGTACGCATGCTTGTTATAAAACAATGTCATGCTCGCAAGCGTAGAACCACGCCCAGACATCGGCTTCAGCGGTCCAACTCCTCTTGATCCACCATCAGTGGCTACAGGGTATCCCATACCCCCACCACCCATATCAGCACCTGGTTTGAACGCTGAAGTAGATCTTACCTCACCGGCCCTAATACCCATTTGTGCTCGGGCCAACGTTACACCTGAGCCCTTTTTACCACTTGCCATGCGCGAGAGCATCTTTCGCCCCACACCACCAAGTACACCGGCACCCATCTCTGCTAAAGGCGCAAATGGTCCAGCCAAGGCTGTCATAGCCCCTGACGCTACACTCTTCATACCCTTACCTATCGGAGCCATTGGCTTTAACATCTCAAGCGCTTTACTCTTTAACGCATTAGCTTCCCGCATTCCCTGCTTTACAGTCTCTGCTGAAATAGTCAGTGACTCTGTTCCTAACCCAGTGGCCTTCCTGATCTTATCAAGATTCGCCTGAAAAGCACCAGTGAATTCATCGTTAACCATATTGGCCTGAAACAACTCCGCAATTGTCCCTATAGTAGCGTTGACAGATGTACCAAGCTCTTCAGCTACAATACCTGTGATAATACCCTCTCTCAAAGCATTCTCAAACAAGTCTATCGTGGACTCAACTTCCATCATCGCTGTATTCGCTTTGTTGTGGATGTTTGACGGACCTGGGTACTTCTTAAGCATCTCAGATAAAAACGGTCTATAGTCTCTCTCTAACTTTCTATGCAACGCACGGAATGTCTCCGTATTGCTCTGACTTAAGTCTACCTTAGTGTTTGTGTTTATGTTGTCAAACATTATCCACCCGTTAATATGTCATGTTCTTCGTTAAGTTTTCCCAGCACCCAGCCATACAGGTACTCAAATTCTTTGATCTCTAAATTCTCAAGACTCGTATACTCAAAATTCCCTTACCATAAAAACACAATTCAGCTTTCATCTCAAACAATGTCTTCAAGGGCCTCGCCCTCTGGATAAATGAAGCTAAGTCGAAAGGGTACTACAATTTGTTCCTCCTGCTTGCATTCTGGGCATTCATAGGTAGAAGACATGATTGGTCCGTGAACATGTTCCTCGTGCCATTTTCTAATGAGCGCTAAGGACTTAGCAGGCGCATCCTCTAACCAGGTTTTAATTTCACGGGGTGATTTGCCATCATAGCTTACAGTCCTTGCATGTCTGTACAGCAGAGCGTCATCATGATTGGCGTTGTACTTCTCAGTCTCGATCTCGTCACGAACTGTGATAAGTCTGACATGTACTTCAACCTCGTTACCTTCTGAGTCAAGTATCATTAGAGGCTGTCCATTCTTGAAATCCTCTGGTAGGTACGTCACGTCCAACTTGTTCAAGTCAACAACTGCTGTGACCTTCTTTAAGCAGTGTGAGCAAACTGTTGCGAGATGTTCCGTTGCGGAATAGGAGTTTATGTACTCCCACAGCATGATGTACGTGCGATCCCCAATAGTTAAATCCATGGGATCTACACCCTTGACAATCTCACGCATAACTTGCAGATACTTCTGCTCTAAATTCATAGGTGTTATTTGCGAAAGGACTGTCTCATCTTTTACACGGTATGGTTGTACTTGAATATCCTCTGCCTCTATACCTTCATACGTGCGACAAAGTGATGGTAATGTGATGTGCATAAAACTCATTTTCTTCTCCTCAATACTTGTCTTCTCTTACAATATACTGGTGATTTATATGCGTTAACTGTATCTTAATTATTTAAACCTTCCTATAATGTTTGATGCCACTTTATTGATTACTGACCCAGCTATTGTACTAAGAGCTACTTTATCAACGCTCAACTCCATCTCAATAGTAAGAACATCTGCTTTGCTATACGCGAGATTAAACTGTGGTTTATTTTTTGGAAAACACCCTTTCAAGCGGTACATATATGTCTCAATACCACTCCTATCGTACATTATCGCATAAATATCCCTTGCGTAATCAACCTTCGGATGATAGTAGCCACTATCGTCAACGATAAGCTTGTGCCACTCATCAAAATAATTTACAACACTACTATCAGCCGATACCAAGAAACTCAACGTTACTGTGTTTACCGTTCGCAAACCAGCATAATAACGCTTATCAGCCCCATACCGCATCTCGTTTATCTTCTCCATGCTGTAGTCACCAAAGCGTATACTCTGGCAAAACTGAGATACAATAACACCAACCCATCCACCAATGTCGTGTGGCATGATTACCTGCCAATTGTATTCCCTCTGGAGTACCCAGAACTTACGGCTGGATGATCCAACCAATCCAGATAAATCGTATGGAACCTTTTGAAACATGATTACACCTTTTCCCAGCGATCATAGCTGAATGTTACACCAAACGATATGACATCTTCAGTCTCATGTGCCACAGGAGCCTCATCCATTGTTTCGATGTAAGCACCAACAAGTTTAATCTTCAACCACGGGTTGCCCTCTAAATCAAGACAATGTAGATAGATACTTGTCTTCGTCAGCGGATCAGGTGTTCCTACACCCGTTTTAGCATTCATGATGTATTCAAACCACTGGTTGAGTGCATCAAACGTTTTCCTGTCTGTTGACTCTCTAAATGCGGCCTTCCATGCCTGATCCATCTTGACTTTACCAGGAACCTTCATCCCGGCAGTTCCTTTATACGGGATCACGATCCCACCCACGCCACGACCAGGAATAGAAGCACTGAATGCTCGTATCTCCAGGTCTTCTGAACTTCCCCCACCGGGTATGTTCGGAAACAATACCTCGAACATGTATGAACGGGCAGGATTGGT